GCTCATGCTGGAGCCTGGGTACCTGTAGCTTCAGAAAGCAGTTTGCCTAACACATTCAGCACCATTGCAATAGCTGGTCAGACATCAGTGATTGCAGATACAACTGCAGATACTCTTACACTTGTGGCTGGCACAGGTATCACACTGACTACTAATGATGGAACAGATACTATAACCATCACAGGCACAGCCAGCACAGGTAACATAACTTTTGCGGCCAACACCATAGACAGCGCAGATAGCACAGCTATCACAGTGACTCCCGCAGTAAATTTTGAATCAGATGTTGTAGTAGGTAATGAAATTGTATTCGCAGACGGTTCAAGACAGAGCACTTCTGCTGTTGGTGTACCAGGACCACAAGGTGAACAAGGTCCACCTGGGGCTTCAGGAGCAGGTACTGGAGATGTTCTTAGCAGCGGCGGCGGGTATATCAATAACGCTATCGTACGCTATGACGGTACCACAGGTACTATTATTCAAAACAGTTCTGCAACCATATCAGATGCTGGATTACTCACAGCTACAAACTTCAGCGGCGGCGGCGCAGCACTTACTGCGTTAAATGCCACTGAATTAACTTCGGGCACTATACCGAATGCACGATTCCCAGCCACACTGCCTGCAGTAAGCGGAGTAAATCTCACGGCATTAAACGCAACTGAACTTACCAGCGGCACGGTGCCTGTTTTAAGATTAGGAGCATCGGGTACTAGAGATGCTACTACATACCTCAGAGGTGATAATACATGGGCCACTGTGGCAGGCGGAGCAGCATCAGATAGTTTTGCCACTATTGCTGTAGCAGGTCAAAGTTCAGTTGTAGCAGACTCAGCCACAGACACCTTAACACTAGTAGCAGGCTCAAACATTACTATAACTACAAACGCCGGCACAGACACTATAACTATTGCTGCTGCCGGCGGCGGAACCGCATCTGATAGTTTTGCCACCATAGCGGTAGCTGGCCAATCAAACGTTGTAGCAGATTCGGCCACCGACACTCTTACTATAGCCGCAGGCACGGGAATCTCAATCACCACCGATGCCGGTACAGACACTGTGACAATCACTAGTACTGTATCAGCAGGTGCAACTACATTCGCTGCGCTGACTGACAATGCTGGCTTAACTGTTGATCAGTTCTATCTACCTGCTATCACAAGACTTAACGTAACTAATAACGGAGCCAGTGCATATAGATTTGATCAATATGGCACCACAGACGATCCCACAATAATTGCCTTAAATGCCACTACTATTGCTTTCAATCTTAATGTAACAGGTCATCCTTTCTTGATACAAGACAACACCGGCACAAATTATAACACTGGGTTAGTACATGTGACCACAGGAGGCACTGTGACCACAGGGGCATCTGCACAGGGCAAAGATTCAGGTACGTTGTATTGGAAGATTCCAGATAGTATTTCTGGCAATTACAGATATCAGTGCAGTATTCATGCTGCTATGGTAGGCAACATCACAATTAAGAACTTTGCTACTATTTAATTTTTCCGTGCCAGTGACCAGTCTTTGATTCTGGTTTCTAATTTTTTTCTTATAGCCGTAATATCCTGTTTCATTTCACTGCCCATGGTAGGTAGCTGGCGACTATAGACCATCTCCATGTGCATGCTGTCTAATTTTTTTATTTCTGCAATCAGTTTATTCAGCAGTTGTTGAGATTCCTGCTTAGACGTACCGTCGGGCATGCTGTCAATGGCAGTGCGATATTTCTCACAGTCTTCTTGAAATCTAGTAGATTTAATCAGTGATGACATTTTTCCAACTCCATGATAGTTTCAATTTTTGTTTTTATTATTGAATTATTTAATGTGGCCTTAAGACCGTTATGCAACTGTTTAGGCAACTGTTCTAGATGACTCCAACAGATTGTATCTGCGGCCTGTGTTAAAAATTCATCTTCGACTAGACAAACATACGTTCCGTATTCAAATCCACGATCTTCTGAGAGATACAATTCAATCGGCAGTATACGACCTTGGCTGTATTTTGACAGCAGCGAATCAGAATCTTCTAACAACGGTCCAGATCTTGCAAATGTAGGCACAGTCCATTTACTATCTTCTAAAATTAATAGTATACGTCCTGTGGTTTTAGCTAAGAATAATAATCCGGCACGCTGTTGCATGTGCTTACTTATCAACCGATGATCTTGAAGTTCCACTCTTCTGGTCTATACTCACCTTCGAACGCCTTGATCCATTGTTCCCCGTCCCACTTGTACTTGATGCCAGTGCGGATATTTTGAATATATGTGGGAACAAAATCTTCACCTGCAATATCCGCAGCTTCGAGAGAATTATCTACAGGATTCCAAATCGTAGTCCAAGTCTGTCCAGTCCATTCTACTATAGAGTTAGCTGTGATCACTGGATCTGTGCCGTCTTGATTCTCCCATGAACTATCATTGTTGCTGGGATCACGCCATGCCTGTGGACCACGATACGGAATATTAGTGCTGTCTGCAGGATTAGAAGGAAGATTGATAAATCCACCGCGATTCTCACTGTTGTTAACATCATCTAACATCAAAAATCTCAGTCCCAGCGGTATCTGTGCATGCGATCCGTATACTTCCAGGGGATTATATTTGTAGGGATCTATAATTGCATCCACAGTACCTCGATCAGCAACACCGAGGATGGAACTGGCAATGTCGTCGTTCTCGGGATACGTGTCTGCATCTAAGGTCACAGTAAGTATACTTTGATCTAATGGATTGATCACGAAGGTGCCAACTATTTCATAACCGCTGGCTTTCTTAAAATACACTTCACTGCCGGGCATGTATCCACCTTGCACATTTAGTATGATATTCCAATCGATCGGTTCACCGTTTTTTATTTCCTTTTCATCGAGACCCAATGCTATCACTGCCTCTAACGGATTTACAAGAGTAAGATCATATTGATTGTCGTTGGGATTACCGGTATTTGATTTGAATAGTAAGACGCTATACCTGTCATACGGTTTAATAACAGTTCTGATAGTAACTGCATTATCATAAATCAAATCTTCTAGATTTGCCACAGCTCCGTCATCAGTAAACACATTAGCTACAATACTCTGTACAATGCCTAGTTTTTTCACTTTTGCTGGCGGTGATATATACACAGGCATTTCAAATTCTAAACTACATATATCTATATCTGATTCTGCACCTTGAGGTATTGTCCTGCTGGAGAAAACTGTGCTGGTCAAATACATGGCGCTGAGGCTAGTCCAGTCTATGTAGTTGTCGGTGGTCTGCAGTTCTAAACTGGGATTAAACAGAACTAATATCTGTTCTAATAATTGAAGTTTTTGATCTGTATTTGATGTCCATATGTCCGCTTTCATCTTTAATTTAAACGGTGTAGGCAATAATCTCTCTACTGTGTAACTGCCTCCCTGTGCACCTGTGTATTCTCTAGTGCCGCTAGCATCAGTAAATCTACGTTCTCGGATGTGTATTTTAGATATAAATGTAGGGTCACTGAGTCTGTCCGTATCCATTTCAATGCTTGTAATATAACAGGCTATTCGTGGTACGGTAGGCATTTTGTTTTCTGAATTATCTTTGACGATGCTGGCTACCTGTCTAGTAAGGTCACCATACATCACAGGTATCTGTCGTTGATCACCGTCACCTGCTTGATACTTGAATCCAATGAACACACGCATAAACTGTGTGACATAGCGTCTTATCTGTCCGTCGTAGTGAAAATCCATTATTCGTCTGCCTCAGGTCTAAGAGCCTTGCTGAGGCCCTGTTTTTGTTTGACTACGTGACCGTCGATGGTGCTCACAGTAGGGTTATTGATAAATGTAGCTTTTTGTGTTTGTCTCACATCTTTGCCTGCAAATGTACCTGTGGCCACATCACTGGCTCCGAGATTGCTCATAGTCATGCGTACATTATCTTCAAACTTGCGCCATCTTGCCCCGTCAAATCTAAACAGCCTGTTAGGCAGATAATCTGTGCGCAGAGCAAACTGACCATTAACCGGATTATTCGGAAACGAAATACCTGCGGTGAATGGAGCACCATTAGGTGGAACCCCGTCTTTGGTTAGATAACCTTCATAGCCATCGCCGTCTACAGGTAGCAATACTGTGCTAGCAGTCTGTCCTACATATATAGGATTGCCATCTGTGTCGAACTGAGGAATCCCATCTTCGTCAGTGGCTTGTGTGGCAGCATCTACAGTAACCTGTGTGGCATCTACACTGGCTAACTCAGCTGTTCCATCATCGGTTCTCTGCAAGGTATAATACTTACTAGTATCATAACCACTGCGAGGTGCATCAGCCTCTGCTTGATTCAGTACCGCAGCAGTGATCTGCATTTCTTTTTCGTAGGTACTGATCACATCTCTCAGGGTATCTGCTAATGCAAAATAAGTGATATTAGGAGGAGCAACGCCAGTGACTTCTTGTATAACTTGATATTTTTTACCATCAGCTGCTAATACCACATCGCCTGGATAGTAGGTGATGTTAGAATTATATGTGCCTTGATAGGATTCGCTGTTAGCAATACCATCTAAAATCTGTTTGAATTCTTGGCTGTCGACCAGCGGCTTGCATTTGACACGATATAGATGCGGATACCATGTAGCAGAAAATCCTTCCGCTGCTCTAGTAACTTCTTCTATCACAAAGAAACGTTTCAGTGCAAATGTTAAATCATTGAGAGCATATTCATCTTTGAGATGGGGAAGTTCTATAACATCTCCTGCTATGATTTTTCTACCCAATTTTTCCACAGTGTCTGTGATATGAAATGTGATAAAAATAGTATCATTCTGCAGAAACAGACCAAACTGACTGAGGTTAAAATCTATGTCAGAGATATTGTATACCCCGCGCATCACATATATGTCAGGATCGTACTTGCGATCGCGATTTTCTAAAAACAACAGATCCTGTATGTTTGCTACATTATCAGTGGCGTAGTTAGGAGTACTGGGAGTATCACCCTGTATTGCAGCACCAGTGCCTATGTATCTGTGCACCAGCACATCTGTGCCGCCAACTTGAAACATTTCCCAAGCATTGCGATCTATAAATTTGAAATCATTGCCCTTTTCGGGCCTGTAAAGAGAGAGTCTTGGCATAGTCATATATTTACCGCTGTAATAAATACTAGCATGAGCACATCAGATCAAGCCAAAAACTCCGTTTACGACTTTTGCAAGACCATGCTGGCAGACGGTATGGTGGATGTAGAACTAGATCCCAAACACTATGAAACAGCACTGAATCGCAGTCTGGCAATTTTCCGCCAGCGCAGCGACAATGCTGTAGAAGAATCGTATGCATTTTTAACCCTAACAGAAAGTACTAACGAATATATACTGCCCAAAGAAATACAACAGGTACGTCAAATATTTCGTAGATCAGTAGGTTCAAGAACAGGCAACGGCACAGGTGGCACAGTATTTGAACCGTTTAATCTAGCCTATACCAACACTTATTTGTTATCATCAACAAATATGGGTGGATTATTGACCTATGAACTGTTTGCACAATATCAAGAACTAGTAGGAAAGATGTTTGGCTCTTATATCAACTTTACCTATCATCCACAATCTCGCAAGCTGATCATACATCAACGTCCACGCGGTGAGGAATCAGTGATGCTACAAGTCTACAACACCAAACCAGATTTTGTCATAATAGACGATGTGTATTCTGGACAATGGATCAAGGACTATGCTCTGGCTAACTGCAAGATGATGCTAGGACAAGCTCGCAGCAAATTCGGTCAGATTGCAGGACCGCAAGGCGGCACACAGCTAAATGGCACAGCACTGATTACAGAAGCTCAAACTGAGATGGAAAAGCTCATTGATGATCTTATGAAATTGGTGCCCGGCGGCTCGGGGTATACTTGGATCACTGGTTGACAACATAATCCCACGCATGTTATACTGTTCTTAATTGGAGAACATTATGATCATAGGCGTATGCGGTTTTATCGGTTCAGGCAAAGACACTGTGGCCGACTATCTAGTTAACTTCCACGAATTTCGCAGAGAAAGTTTCGCATCAACCCTCAAAGA